CTGCGGTCCTGCCGGTGAGATTCAACGCCCGACAACGAACCATCTTGAAATTGGATGCGCCACGAGCAAAGCCGAATGCGTTCTCACCGACTACTGCGGCACAGTCAATCGTCAGGTTTTCAATGGTCACATTAGACTGTATGGCGTCGGTGTATGTAGGGCCGCCAGTTACGTTCGTGATTATGCTGCCAGATGTTGTGGACATTCCTACATCATCACCCGTGAAAGTGGGGTCTGGCTGCGGTGCTATGATAGCCCCGGGAGACGCTACAATACGGATATTGCTAGTAGTGGTTAACTGGCCAATAGTCTCGAAAGTACCTGAAGGAATTATCCCGGCATATACTCCATCCTGCGCACATGCCGCTACGAAGTTATCCCACGCGGTGACGTTAGCGCGACGGACCGCCTCAGATTGCCCGGCCCCTTCGGTAATACCAAAATCTTTGACGCTAACGCGATCGGATAGTCGGGCTTCGACGTTAGTCTCTACGGCCCCGGTAAGGGGGGCGGTGTACGTAATAGTTTCCGCATCGCGGAGCTGGTTATCGACGTAATCGGTTATGGAGGCGACATTGATCCGCATCTCTACTAAGGAGCCAGCAGAGAAAGCACTAGCGCTCGTACTATCCTGGGCCCGAGTAATGGATAAAACATCCCCTGCACGAGTCGTAACTTTCATTATCTCTAGATTGCCAGCAGTGCCGACGACCGTTATATAGAAGAAATCAGGTGACGTAATGCTAGGAAAATTAGCGCCGCCACCGGAGGCCAGGGACAGCTCAACATCGGTATCGCTAATAGCCGACGCCAACGTGGAAGACGCATTGTTAAGGAGCTGTACTGGCATAAACCTACTTCCTAACTATAAGGTAAATAGCTACCACAACGAGCGCTACAATAGCCACCTCGCCCGGCGTAAACGGATAACCAAACAATACTACTGGCGGGACTGATTGCATAGTGTGGTTCCTGTACTACGTTGGAATACTCGGTTAGTTACCCTAATGGTTTTATAGAGGCCACTAATAACTTGAGCGCTTCTATCTCTGCTTTGGCTGACGCTAGCTCAGCCAAAACCTCCTTTAGAGACGCAGTCAATATAGGCACATACGCGCCGTAATTGACCTGGAGCACACTGTCGCCACCATTTTCGGGTATGGCTTCTGTTACCGTGTGGGGGAGAAGGTCTTGGACCTGTTGGGCAACAAAAAACTGCTTCACGCGCTGTTCGGGATCAGCCAGCATATGCCCCTCTTTAACATCTATCTGGCGAACTAAGTCACTCGCCCCTTCATAATCACCATAAATTTTCTTAAGGCGCAAATCCGATGTAGTGTTATACGCAGTCGTACCACCGGAGACCGTGATGCTCCCTGCCACTGATCCATCATTTTCAATATCCAGCACGCTGCCGTCTGAGCCTAGTCGGTTGGCCCTGAATGGCGCTGACGATGTGTTAGTCGCCCGTATTTGCCCGCTCTGGATCTCAACGCCGTCTGTATCAAAATCCTGTGAAAGCTTTCCAATGAGCATAACGTCACCGTTATCCTCTATACGGAAAATCTCGGCATCACCGACTATGAACCGCATGGACTCATTTCCCGCTGAAGCCGTCACCACTTTAATTAAACTAACGCCGGTGCCGGCGACATCCGAGCGGAACCGGACCTCACCCGAATTTGCTGCACCTTTGTGCCAAATCTCAACGTAGCAGTTATCGACCCCCTCGAAAATCCCGGCCGTGTCCGACGCTGGCGTCATGTCCGCCATGTCAGTCCCTGATATCCCGTCAGTTAAAGCATGAATAGCGGCCTTGGGCGTCCTGCACGACCAGATGTTATCTGAGTCTACAGTCAAACCATGATTGGAGTTGAACAGTGTATTTTTGCGTACAACCTGATGCCCGTCGACAACCGCAGGTGCGGTGCTGTCCCATTTATCGTTACCGGTGGGTATTGAAGGAACTGTAATAGGATCGGTCACTGGGGTGTTGAAGGTCGCCCCGGGCCACAGTGCGTGGTCCTTGCCATACACGATGTACTGCCCGGTACGGGTGCTAGTGACGACATCAGCAGCTCCCCAGGTGACGCCTACGTTATCGGTTCCGGACTCAGTGGGACCTCGAAGCTCAATGAATGTCGCAGTAGACCCAGGTAAGCTGACGACGTAATCATCGCCGTGCACCTGGGCCGCCTCAGAAGCTCTGGCGGCCGCAAGCGCCGCAGCATCATCGCCATTGTAATCGGCAGCAGACACCATCTCGCGGAGTTTATCCTGCACGTTCCGAGTGACAGCCCCGGCCCCGCTCGGCGTCCAATTAACCGCAGCAGCATCGCCTACGTTAGAGGTAAGTACGTCATTCGTGATGAACTCAACGACATCGGTGACGGTGAGCCCCGTGGAAAACGTAACGGTTGTTGAGTCTGTCTCGGTGTAAACCCCAGAACCCTGACGCACACCGTTGACGAACACGCTGAGGTTATTAACCCCAGGGTTGTAGGTGTTCTCAGTCAGCGTGAACACAGTCTGCCCGGCCGTCGCCGTTTGCTCCTCACGCTTCTGGCTGATGTCCACCTCAAGGACAGCGCCTTTAACTTTGGTTAGTGCCATGTACTAATCCTTGGTTTAGTAAATTGCGTCAGTGGTCATGTTGGAATGCTCAATCGTCAGTAAAATAGACGCCAGAGAAACGCAGGTTGAAGTCAGAATTAACCTCTGACGAGTCGACGTTAGAGTTTACATTACCCTCGATAAGCTGAAAGGTTTTCGTGCCGCTCACACTACGCATGGAAATATGATTCTCTGTCGCCGTAGTGTTGTAGTAGGCGCAAGGAATCACAACATCATTACCGCTATCACAGGTAAACGGCAGTCCTGCGAGGGTCAGCGGCCCTGTCGTATTCTTCGCGGCAAGTACAACGCTGCCATAAATAAATACTATCCGCCCACGTTTAACATAGTAGACCCGAGGATTCCCAGAGTACGTGTTTGCGGTCCCGCCAGTCCCTTCAAGCGTCACGTCTACATAGTCAATGGTATTAGATGCTTTTTCGCGATAACTGAATCTCTGGGTTAAAATCCTCGATTCGTCAGTGGCGGTCTCTTCGTGCGTGATAGCCAGAAGCTCGCCAGTCATATCATTAACCACTTGCCCCGAGTAGAGATCCCGATCATAGGCATCCTCGGCTAACGCTAACTGATGGATATTATGCCACTGGCCTGAGTTATCAATAGCTTCTTTAGCGGGACAGATGAAGTATTGGAGCGCAGATGTTAAATATCCAGCAGGATCAGTAGCCGAATCGCGCAAACCAACTGCCAGTAGTATATGTGGCGTATCATCAATGGTCACACGCTCTGCGGCCTGCGGTATCCACCCGCCCGAAAGCCCTGCGCCAATATGTCCGCGCCATGTCCATGTCTCGCCAGCATCAGCAGACGTATAGTAAGGAATTTGGTTAGTCACGTCGGCCTGCCTTAAGAAAGCAAACCAGATAGTCTCGGTTAACGGTAGGAAAACCGTTTCGTTATAGTCGAGCAGCACATTAACCGTTCCTGCCGTCGCAGCCGATTCAGTCGTAACATTTTCTTCTATTACGACCTTGCTGGCAGTAACGCTCACAACGGTGCAGGCTCTGTCGTTGGTCGTGGATGTGGATGTTGTATTGAACCGCTCGCCCACGTTCAGGAAGCCAAGCCCGTTTGCGGTATCGTTGATGCTATCGTCACTAGTGTCGAACGATATGGTCGTTGCGGTATAGTCACCGATGGATGCGATTAGCCGCATTTCCATACCCACCTCAGACACATCATCATCTATCACGGCAATATAGTGAGAATCGGTTGGGTTTCCCTGGTGGATAGCCAGAGCCAGCTTCCCGGATGGAAGCAGTTTGATCTCCCCAAACGGTACAATGGTGCTGGACTCTGTAATTGAATCACCGGAGAACGTGATCGCCTGCGCAGCCGACCAGTTAAAACCGTCATAGCTTCTTGTTATCCAAGGTTTACTTGGGGCGACTCCGGGGTTACTCGCATATTTATTAAAGATGATTGTAAATCGGCCGTCTCGATCTACTCCTAGCACTTGATAAAACGGGTTAATTGCGTCGCTTCCATTCAATGTGCCATATACGATTTGCGTGTTTGACCACGTAGCGCCACCATCATCAGACCGTTGGCAGACTACATCAGCAGCGGATGAGCCGCCGTGCTGGGTTTGATGCATCCAGGACGCCAGTAGTACCCCTTTATCATTCTGGGCGATATGGCCAAAGCTATGATAATCTCCGCCTTGCGGTATTAATTCCTCCCAGCCGGACCCGCTGAAATTATCTGAATGGTAGTTAAACCGCTCGCTAAACACCTTGCTCTGGGTCGCCCACGGGTATGTAAACCCATCTTGGATAATTCGGCCGTTCCCCGTTCGAGGTACATTACCCAAAGCAGGGGCCGCACTACCCAGGACATGGTCGTCATTAGAGGTTAAGGTCTGGTTGCTGGCTGACGCAGCTATAGCTGCTGCTTGTATCGCCGCCGTGTCGTCCGTAACCCCATCGCCCACGGCCCCAAAATCTTTGACGCTGACACGCTCTTGTAGTACGGAAGTGAGGGTGCGGTCGGTAGCACCAGTGCCCCCCTGGGTGTAGGTTATAAAGTCTGAACTACTGGCCACTGTAGTATTTGTATCGGCGAAGACTAGCTGAACGAGGTCCCCAACTATGAGGCCTTCAGCGAACGTAACTATAGTAGTGGAAGTTTCAGTGTAAGCGCCGGAGAATTGCCGGACGCCGTTAACATATACGGCTAGGTCATTAGTCCCAGGGTTATAAGTATTCTGGGTGGCGGTGAATACCGTTTGGTCTGCAATAGCGATAAACTCTTCAGTTCGTACGCCGACAGAGAAGTTAATCCAGGCGGAGCCGTTATACACCCGCAGTTCATTAGACGTGGTGTTGAAATACAAATCGCCCGTTTGGAGCGCGGAGCCGTCTACCCGCGTAGTAGGGTCGGAAGACGAGGGGCCTAGATACCTAGTCTCTAAGTTGAAATTAGCTACATAGTCCGCTACAGACGCAGCGTTGATCCGCATCTCGACGCGGCTACCGAGAGCAAAGGCAATAGCCGTAGTCCCGTCCTGCCCGCGTGTAACGGTAAGCGCGTCATTAGTACGAGCCGTGACCTTGACAATCTCCACCAATCCGGCAGTAGACACCAGAGTCGCGTAGAAGTGGTCGCCCGTAGTGACGATAGGGAAACCGCTCCCCGTACCGGTCGCAACAGACAGAACCGTATCGGTAGAGGAGATCGCCGCAGCCAGAGTGGATGAGACATTATTAGCTAGCAGTACAGCCATGAAGGCCCCCTAGGAGAAAGGCTGAGCTTTAGCCATAAGCGCAGCCCTAGAGTTACCGATGTTAGCCCTGGCCCGTCGCTCTGCTACCTGGAAGCTATATTGCTTGGCGTGGTAGGTAGCCAGCTCAGTGCTAGTCCAATTCGAGTTCGGGATGACCATTAAATTCTGTAGCGCCCCGTGGACAATGACCTCCTCTAAGTCATCCAGAGCCGCACGATCCATAGTGGTAGCAGTTAGCTTAGGCTTAAGCGCTACAAACATACGCACAGTGTAGGTCTTCTCATCATCTGGTAGAGGTAAGATGATGAACTTATCCGGGGATAGCTGGGTTACGGCCCGAGGTTCAGACGCATCCGCCAACGCGGCGTCCGACAAAGTGAGAGCAGGAGAGTTATTAAATTCCCCCTCGTTGTATTCATCCTGGTTGAACCCGCCGCTATTACCAGCCCATACGACACTAGGATCTACGCCGCTGAACAGATCGGCCCAAGCGGGGTAACGGTGAGTAGCTTGGTCAAGGGTAAGGTTCTCAAGAGGAGAGTCGTTAACCAGCGTGCGGAAGATAGCGTGGACATCCGTACCGGCGGGCGCATTGAAGTAGTATTCATGTACGCCAGGAACTAACGAAAAGAGAGGGACCTCATACCGCCACGATAGCGTACGCTCCGCCGTACGGCGAGCTGCCTCAGCCACGAACTGAATAATAGTGTGTTGCGGACATCCGGGTACGTTAGGACTAACCCTAGATACAAGCGAAGACAGTTCTCGTGTAGCCATCAGATCACCGACCTAGGGTCAGCCGCATACTGGCGACCGTCTATATTAGAACTTTCGATATCAGTAACCAGCCTCGCATTAGCTCCGGTAGCGAGTTCACTAACAAACAAGTCTAGGAACATCTTGGCTCGGTTACTGTTAACGTGCTCGTTGTCCTCGCTCTCTGCAAGGAACACAACTCCATCCACTACTACAGGTAAGTAACTATCCGGAAGCAGAAGAATAGTATCCGAAATAGCATAGGTAGCTGGGACCTGTACATATTCCCCAACGAGAACAACCCCGGAGGACGGGCGGGGGTATAAGAAGAACTGGTTGGGGTTGCGCACATGGCGCATGAAATTAACAGGAGTTCCGGAAGCCTCGGCTACCCAACCGGGGTAGCCTTGATCCAGCACATCCCGTGACACCTCAGTCACAGCATTGCCGTCCTTGACCTGGAAGATCTCCACTAATCGGAGGGAATCGGATGGGCAACTCTGTAATACGGTGTCAGCAACAGTAGATATATCCCCTATGAAAGAGAATAGATCCGGACGCAAGAACGCCATGCGCTTAAGCGTTTGGTTGACATAACCTAACAAAGAGTCATCGGAGTAGCGGTACGGGGTAGACGTATCCTGAATAAGATCCCGCACTTCCCCGATAACATCAGAAGGTGTCACTTAGGCAGACCTTTACTAGCGTCCTGAGATAAGTCAGGAGAGATAGAATTAGCGGGGGGCTCCTCCGCTATGTCGCTAAGATCCAGAGGGATCTTGTTACGCTTACGAGCAGCAGTAATACGCTTGGACTCAGGCTTCACGAAACGCTCAGGGAACGCTTGTTCTTCCGTGACCTCCTCGCACTTAGGGTTATCCGCAAGGATTTCATTCCATCCGTAGATAGACCCGTCTACGATATTTCTAAGCCAGCGATCACTCATCAATACTCCATCTAGGCATTAGCGGCCTTAAGAACCATAAAAGTTAGAGTCGGGGACTCTGCCCCGCCACTAGGGATAGTAGCATTATCGTTATTACCCACCGAAATAGTACAAGATCCAGCGGATATATCCGTAACCGTAAGTGTGTAGAATTTCTTATCCCCTGCCGCTGAAGACGATATATTCACTACTACAACATCGGTAGCTGCAATAGTGCTATTAGTTAGGATAAACTCATCAGCCTCATGCCCGGCAATCTGAGCGGAAAAAAGAGTAATCTGACCGCTAAGAGCGTTTAGCGTAACACCCGTAGTACGACTCGTTAGCTGAGTTACAGTGCCGCCATCCCCCGCGCCGTAACCCATTTTGGCCTTGGCAACTACCTCACCTACCCCATTAGGATCCAAAGCGAGATCGGTATCTGTAGTAGAAGAGGCTATAGTATCAGCCGCAAAGCTAGTTAGGCCCACGACAGTGCCACCCGTAATGGCTACAGCATTAGCATTCTGGGTAGCCAAAGTACCAACCCCTAGGTTGGTCCGTGCAGTAGCAGCATCAGAAGCGCCCGTGCCTCCATCTGCCACGGCTAAATCAGTAATACCAACTATAGTACCGCCGGTAACATTCACACTCGTGATATTAACAGTGCCAGTACCATCGGGGGCGAGGACGAGATCCCCATTGGTATCAGTAGTAGAGACGGTATTACCGTCTATCTGGACGTTATCTACCGAAACGCTGCCCGTACCTACCTTAAGGGCAGTGGCTACCCCAACACCACTATAAGTGATCTTCTCGGAGGCAGTTGGCCCGCCGTCGAGGTGGAGTAGTTGCGAGTAGGAGGACGCAACAGTAGAGCCCGTTAGGTTAGAAGCCATGGGCTACCTCGCTAGAAAAGGGGGGCCGAAGCCCCCCTGGTAGGTTACGAGCAGTCCGCCAAAACCGCCCACACTTCGAAGACACAATCAGTCGGCGCAGCCGTACCGAGAGTTACATCGAGCGTGTCAGCGGAATCGTAGAACTTAGCTCCAAGAGTCGTATTCGACTCTGTAGCAAGAGCGTTACTAGCAAGCAACGCAGCATACCCGTCCGGATCATCGCCATCACCGACATCGAAAGTAGCCGTAGTATTGGTACCCTCAACAGTAGTGACCGTACCGCCTGCGGCAAGGAGCTGACTCCTAGCCGGAATTTGCAGTACCTCAATGACATCCGTCGCCGCCAGAGCAGTTGCCCCAGCCGCCGCACGGTCCGCGATAATCGTGGCAAAGTTAAGCTCTACTTTTTGGAGGTAGCAACGCCACACCCCCGTTGAAGCCGGAGCAGCCGAACCCTTGTCAAACCCAAGAGAGTCAGTATAAGTAGCCATCTATCTAGCCCCTCTTAGGAAAAGTCGATGACGCCGGTCGCGAGAGCTTCGGGCTTAACGACTTTATAGCCGTATACCTGAAGACCACGAACGATATCACCAAAGGTGGTTTCGGAACGGATGGTTTCCATGTTCGTCATCTGGGACGCGAACGTGAAGCCCATCTTGTGACCGGCAATAACCTGAGTCTCGCCTGCGGCGGGCTTAAACAGGTTATGGCTCACATACAGAGTAAACCGGTCAATCATACCAAGACGCCCATTACGTAGGATCGAAGTGGTATCGCCGGCGAGAGACGCATCTCGCAGATCTGACTTCTTAATCAAACCAGCCATTTTAGCTGGGATAATCATAAAGCGGTCGGTTTCCGGACAGTTAGCCTCGTCCAGAACCGTGCCCATATCTACGATATAATCAAGCGCCGTATCAGAGGCAGCAGCAACGTTAACCGGTGAAGCAGTAACCCCGAGGTTAAAGCTGCTGGAGACGGCCCCAGCGGTCGCACCCTTATTAGCTGCTGCGACATCCGGAAGCAAATCGGTCAGCACACGCTGGTCGATCTTGATCTTCATCCGCTCCGATGCGTCACGAGTCCACATATCCATCATAGCGATATCAGTCTGGACTTGATCAACATCATCCTCGACAGCCGCGAAATATTCGCCCTTGTCAATGAGAAGCTGGAGCTTCGGCTTATCCGGCGTTTCCACCGTCAGCGTCTGGCCCTTTACATAATCACGAATGGTGATTTCCGGAGTAGTACGGATATTAACCGTATCACCCATATTGCGGATTTCACCTTCGTAATCGGTGTTGGAAATGGCGGCGAGCACAGTCGCGTCATAGAAGTTTTCAATCAACTTCCCTGACCACAACTCCG